TCCGGCGGCGGCTCGGCCAGCACGCCCAGCGCCTTGGCCTTGATCCTGACGGCAATGGCGTCGGACTCGTCCAGCAGCGCCAGCGTATCCGCATCGGGATCACCCCAGCCTGCCGCCGCTTCTTTGATCTGTGCCGCCGTCGCTGAGCCGAGCCGAAGGATCTGCCCGAATAGCTCTAAGTAGATCGGGATGCCCGCTATCATGTCTCTCTCCTCAGATCACCGACAACGCCACGAGCACACTCCGCAGCGTGCTGAGCAACACCTGGATCAGCACTTTGCGCTCGTCGTCGAACACGTCAAGCTCAGTCACCATTCCATCCACGAACGCCAGCGTGCCCTCAACCGCCGAATGCACCGACGGCGTGTGGCCTGCTCGCAGACCTGCGTTGATCGCCGTGATGCCATCCGCGATCCCGACGAACATCGTGGCCCACCATTGATGTTGGTCCAGCGACAACGTGCCGGCGTTGTAGATCTCCGTCTCGGCTGTCTGAATATTCTCAACCAACTGCGCGGCCTGCTTCGACGCCACCGCCCCTTTTTGGATCGTCGCGGCGCACGCCGCCACCTGCAGACACACGAGCACCACGAGCACATGGGATGCGCGTCTCATGACGACTCTCCTACTCGCGTAGTCGGCGTGACCTTGCTTCTCAGCACGAGTCCGATCCACAGCACGAGCGCACCCTGAACGCCTGCGCGTTGTTCTGGTGTCAGCGCGATCACATCGAACAGCTGCAACAGTTCGATGATCCCCATGATCGCCGCGACCAGTACGGCCGGTTCCTCGTTCCAAATAAACGATGCGAGTTTCTGCATGACACCCTCCCTTTTACAAACCGTCTCCCACACCGCGCACGCCTGGCTCGCGCTGCACGCGTTGCGCGATGCGACGTGCGTGACTCGCGCTGATGCGTCCGTTCAGCCGCGACCATGCGAACATCTCCAACACGACGAAGTCATTCTTGTACGCACCACCGGCGACCGGTGCATAGCCCGGAGCGCTACCCGCCTTCGGTCCCTTCTTTGCGAAGCGTGCCGTGAGGTCTCTGATGTCATCCATCAGGTCGATCTCGTACTGCGCCAGACTGCCGTTGCGGTACGCGTCACTTTGGTAGCCGAAGAAATCGATCTTCTCGCGCTTGCCCCAGCGCCAGAACGACTCCATCGTGACATGCCCGTTGCTCGCCTTCCAGCCGTTCGGGATCGGACCACGAGGATTGCTGCCTTTGCCCTGCTCGCCATGTGGCCGTTTCGGTGTGAACGAGATCCCAAGATGCGTTTTCGTGAACAGCCGTCGCATACCGCGCACGATGTCGGCTTGCTGCTGCGGATTGAGATCGCTGTTGTACTCGAAGCCCGGCACCACACAGCCCGCGTTCATCAGCTCCAGCAGTCGTGGCTCGTCGCGTGTCATGCGCGTCCACTCCGCAAGACAGCCAGCGGCGTTGTTCCGACCGTACTGTTCCCAGATGTACGGCACGACAATCGGGATCAGATGCGCGGCATAGATGCGCTCCAGTGCATCAGCAAATTGATCCGGCTTGCGGTACATCCACCACGACTTGCTCCCAGCACCTTTATATTGCACGCCAGCCGTGAGCACGACATGGCTTCTGCCTCGTGTCTTACAGTCAGCGAAAAAGGACGTGCGACGAGATGCTGACCACGCAGGAAAATAGGCGGTGAAGTCCAGCGTGGGATCAGCGGTCGACCGATTCCCCCACACGAACGTCGACTTGATATCGCGTCGTTGTGCGTTGGTTGGTCGCCAGCCAGGAGTTGGGATCGGCGTGACACCACCAGACTCAACGGTGATCCGGTGCGTCGATGGGCCACCGACAAAAATAACCTGACCGCTTGACGTCGTGCGCTTGCTCGCCTGTCCACCCGGCCACGCCAGCGTGACCTTCGATCCAGAAACAGGTGAGCCGTTATGCTTGAGCCGAACAGTGGTCTGTCCCATCAGAGATACTCCATCACGCGAGAGGTCCAGCCACGCAGGAAGCGTAACTGTGTCGGATCACGCACGACGATATTGACAATGAGTTTCATTCTCGCAGCCACGAGATCGTAGTACACACCTGTCTCACTTGACCGTCTGAGCGCCGCACGCGTGATCGGACCCAGCACCCGTCCGTGGTCACCCGTAGGATCCGCTGCAGTGCCCGGATCGCCGTCCGTGTGCCATGCAACACCCCGTAGTCCACCAGCAAGAGCCGCAGGTCGCCCTCTGAGAGACGATCGAAGCCGGGTGCGACGATGTAGTCAGATCGGTAGATCTCTCGTGCCTCAGCCCGTGTAAGCGCCTCGACGTCGTGAGCGGTGAGGTGAGAGTCCTTTCGCCATTGTCGTAGCCGTCTGAGCGTGATCCCGTGGCGCGTGGGACCACCTCGGTCCGCAGGGTCATGGGTAAACGTCGACCCTTCGGCTCTGAGGATACGATCGATGATCTGATCTTCGGTCACGGCTCCTGTGCCCCTTGATAGATCGCTTGCACGGTCGCCTCGATCGATTGGAGATGCTGTCGCAGGTCAGCTTGCGTGAGTTCGATCCGCGTCAACGTCGTGGCGAGGTACCAGACGAGCCCGATCACCGTGGCCGCAATGCCAACGATGGCAGCGACGTCACTGAGACTCATCGCTCGTCGTGTCATGGGTCAGCCTGATCAGGCGGGACGAAGGCGGGCCGTACCGTTCGATCCAGCCGCGCATTCGAGCGACGGTGTAGTCCTTCCAACTGCACCACGCGATCTCGCAGGGCGCGATACTCCGCTTGGTACTGTTCGCGCAACGACTCCATACGCAACAAGAGTTCCGTGCGTGGCACGGCTCCTAGCAGGTGCGCATCAGGGCGTTGCCATCGCTCAACCTGATTCGCAATACGCTCGTACCGCTGCCCCTGCACGGTGAGAGTGATAGCGTAGGTCAAGAGCGCCCCGATAATGGTAGCAATGATAGGCGTCAGCCGCCCGTTACTACCCGAGCTAGCTGCCATCCCATCACTCCTCCCATGGATAACCAGAGACCCAGACGTAGCGCCATGCCACCGTATTCTCGTGTCGTCATCTTAGCGAAACATGTCCAGCAGCGCATGATTACGCGATCTCGATCTCCAGTGTCTCGTCGTTCCACGTGATGGTCCGCGGCTGTTCAGGCAGATCATGATCAGCGGCGATCTGGCGATACAGCGCATCACGCTGTGACGCGGCCGTCTGGACCATTTGATTCGCCTTTAGCGTGGCAAGGTCTGCTGCCTGCACCATTCGCACGAAACGGTGATACAACACTTCATCGAGTACAACGGTTGCCATCAAGCCTCCAATGCTAGGAGCCGAGCTTCCAGCGTTTCCACACGCGCACCAAGTTGACGGATGGCACCGGTGTGTAACATCGCCAGCCGCGTGGTGTTGAGCATCGCCCTCGGTCCGTCGTCGTAGAAATTCACAACGCCCGCGTCCATCAGTGCATCTTTGTTCTCGCTGATCGTTTGTCCGAACGCGTGCGTGATGGCATCGCGCTTGCTCATGGTCGCGTCGAGTGCCCCAAGCAACGCGACGTCGTCGTGCGTGTCGAATGTCGTCCACTGCACGTCAGCGTGTGCGTCACCATCTTCATCGAAAATAAACCGCGTGGACGTGCCTCCACTGCTGTCCTGAATCACGACCAGATTCGCATCCACCCCGGTGGCACCACCGATCCCGCCGCCGCCAATCCCACCAGACCGCAGGACGATCGCCCCAGACGCCGTATTGTCCTTGGTCGCCACGCTCGTCGTGACAGCCGCTTCGATGAATACACCGACAGAGGCTTCCGTCAAACCGATCACGTAGATCCCACCGGATGCGCCGTTCCCTTTTTTGATTAGGCCCCACGTGTCGTCTTCAGCGACCGTCGTAACGCCAGTCGAGATGTCGGATGATTTGAAATCAATGACGTTGTCATCGTTGGCACCTTGATTAATCGTGATGCCGATCGTCTGATTTGCATTGCTCGTCTCCGATAGCATCAACTCGCCCGTCGCCGTCAGCCGCATGAACTCTGTCCCACCATTCACCCACGCGACCTGATTATCGGCAGGCTCGTGGTAGTAGGTGTCGGTGCCCCCGTCAGGATAAAACTTCTGCGTCGCCGCCATATAGATGTCGCCGTCGAACCGTGACGTTCCTGCATCGACGATCAGGGCAAAATTCGACGTGCCTTCCGTCGGCGCGTTGATGATCCACACCGTGGACGCAGTCGTGATCGTGTCGCCTCCGCTTTTTACAATGGCGGGCTCTTGCACCAAGAGCGACGTCACGTGTGTGATCGTCTCGTTATTGTCTTGTGTGGTAAGACTCGTCGGCTGGATAGACATCGCAGCATGCCAGGTCGTGTCGCCGTTGGCAGCCGTCAGCGCGGGGGTGAGATAGAGTCCAGCAGCAACCGTGCTGCTGCCGTCACTCGTATATGATCCGCCGACCGCCACCTGCGAGAAGGCCAACTGATTCCCGCCGATCATCACGCGATCGTCGAAGCGACAGTTGCCAGCGTCAACGAGAATGGCATAGTTCAGGACGCCCTCAGTCGGTGCCGTGTCGACATAAATATTGCACGCCTTCGAGACGGTGGCAGTGCCGATCGTGATACCTGGATCTTGCACGTACAACTGACACGCGGTCGAAATGGACTGCACCGTTCCGTGCGTTGTGAGCGTGTTGCCCAGAAACGTCCCGATCAGTGCTGTCTCATCGCCGTCGGCTGACGTGATCGCGGCAGTCGTTGCGACACCGGCCGCGAGTGTCGCGCCACCTCCAGAGACGAACGATCCCGTAAACTCATTTTGGTAGTAGTTGACGGAGGTAGTTCGTCCGACCACGATCTGCGAGCCACAAAACAGATCGCCCGTCGAGATGCACACGTCGCCCGAATCCACAATCACAGCCCAATTGGTCGTCCCTTCCGTCGGAGCCCCAGAGATCCACAGCGTCGCCGCTGTCGTGATGGTGTCACCAGCGCCAACAGAGATGTTCGGCTCCTGCAGCAGCATCGTTGCGACGTCGGCAATCGTCTGTGTCGCACCCTGTGTGGTGATCGACGACGGTTGAATCGCCAAGGCGGCGTGAAACGTCGTCGATCCGGTATTCGCGACCAGTGCCGCGTTGTACCAGTACCCAGCGACAAACACTCCAGCTCCCGTAGCCGTATAGGTGCCCGCCTGTTTAAACTGCGACTGCGCTGCAACCGCAGCGCCGAGTCCATGCGGTCCGGTCGTGCCAATCGCCAAGTTTCCGCTAGTGTCGCAGATATGAGCAAAGTTATCCTTGATGTGCGTGTTGTAGGTCGCCGCTGACGGTACTTCAAGCGCGACCCAGGTCCTAGGAGTGGTCCATCCCATGACTGTCTATCCTCCTAGATGTACGCCAACCCGCCTGCACCACCGTCCCCCGCCCCCAGTGACGTATCAAGCACACCATTCACAGGGTCTTCAATCGTGTGATAGCCGGTCGACGTGTCGAAGTGTGGAAATAGTATCCACTCGACCCAGAGCTTATTTGTCGCCGTGAGGTCGAAGCCCACGGCGTTGATGTCATACTGTTGATTCAAGCCCGTCTGCGTTTCGACAATCCCGACACGGCTGCCGACGTCAGCTGTCAATGCGGCAGTCATGAGCGCATCCGAACGATTCGCGAGAAAACGACAGCCACGTGCAACCGTCTGAGGATTCTTTAGGTACGTGATCCAGTAATCACCGATGATCTCAGCGGTCGCCGCATCGTCCATATACGGCATGTTGTACGTGCCTTCGCGCTTACCGTACGCGGCGATACTCGTAAGATCTTCCGTCTCGTAAATGGTCGCGTTGAAATCATATAGTCCGCGACCACGCACCTGGATAAATGTCACGAAGGCTGGCGACGAGCCGTTATTCTGGACGGTGAAGCGCACGCCATTTCCACCTAACGCAGTCGTGACTGTGAAATCAGACGTCACGTCACCGCCCGATCCGTCAAGCTCAGTATTCATCGCGTAGTCCGTCGTGGCGACTGGTGTGACCATGTCAGTTCCACCAACACGCGCCGCCTCCTGATTCGGATCGCGATACTGCCCGAGAAACACGACCGTTTGACCCGTGCCAATCGGTGCCGTCGGAAACGCTTTGTACAGCACGCTGGTCGCTTCCTCATCCACACGCCTCGGATGCGTGACCACATCGAGGTGATTCACCAATTCTCGACGGCCGCGATTAGCCTCCACCTCGATCATCGTATTGGTGAGCGTCACGACCGGCGTGTACGTCGTCTCGCGATGCTGCCGATCCGCAAAGACTAGCGTGCCGCCCTGCACCGTGTCGCGCTTTTGAAACAACTGCCCCGCTTCGCTCAACACGATTCGCTGGCACTCAGTGAGCGCTGAGACCGTGCCTTCCTCGGCTCGGTCCAGCACATACGCGAACGATGCCTGGCCTGTCGGGCTCGTCGACGTCGAACTACTAGCGCTCCCAGTTTTCCAGTACGCTTGCGCAGGCGGCTGCCGGTCGATTGCATCGACGACCGTCTGAATAGCTGCGCCGCTCGTGACGTTCAGCTGCGTCGCGACACCACTGATCGTGGCCCGCGCTAATTCCTCCATCCAATCGACGACCACCACTTCGGTCGACTGCTCACGTGAGGATCCAGCCTTCGGGTCAATACTTTCAATCGTGCCGCGAAATACATAGTACGTCACACCGCTATAGGTCAGACTCCATCGCACCGCAATGCCAAGATCAAACCCGCCACGAGCCGATGCATGATTCGGGCTGTAGTAGCCGGCAACTCCACCGGAGTTGCCGGCTGAGTTCCGCATCAAGAACGTCATCTGACCCGGTGACGCTACACGATCATTCATCGTCGTGCCGCGAATCCCGTAGCTGCATCGCACACCATGCAGGACGTCTGCGCTGACGTCCGTCCAACCACCCCCAGCGCCAGCTAATTCCATCTCAATGACGGACGACGTGAGTGACACACTCATGATCTACGCCATTCCGAAGGCGATTTGTGCGCGGACGGCGCGTCCGATTTCATCGGGTTGTCGCTGTAGGAGTCGCCGAATCTCTCGCAACTCATCACCGATGCCGTCACCGTCGGCGCCATCAGTACCGTCGCGTGGATTCATCGCACCCTCGATGTCGTCTGGACCAATCGGCCCGATGTGCCCCGGAAACCGTCGTCGGAACTCGTCGGCATCTTTCAGAAGTTGCACGGTCTGATCGATCGTGGCGTTGAAGGCAGTCAGGTGATTCATGCTGGTCGCTGTGAACGTGGCAATGGCATCACCCGCCAGGCCCACACGCCACGCAACCTCCTCGAATCCTGTCGGTGACGCTCCGGCGAGTTGATTAGCTTCGGCTGTGACTTTCCTGAGATTGCCAATGGCGGAATCCTTCATTCCCGCGATGGCTTTTTGTACGTTGCCCGTGCTGCGCTTGATACGATTCATCGCCGCGTCCATGTTATCTGCGGCTGATGTCATTGTGTCGATATCGGCCGTGCCTGTCTGTGACGTCGTGCCGATCTCAGTACCAAGCGTGCCCATGCGCGTCGTGATCGTTTCGATGACAGCCTGCTGTTCCTCGGCACTGAGCTTCGAGCTTTGCCATAACACTTCAGCATCGCGCAGCGCGTCCCGTTCCGTCAGGCCGTTCGCGATGTAGGCGTCTCTGATCGCGATGACTGTCTTTTTCCACGAGACGTTTCCAGCTTCGAGCGTCTGTTCGCCGGTGAGCATCTGTGCGAGGTTGCTTTCAAAATTCTGCACCACTTGACGGCCGGCGAGTTCCTGCGCTGACGCTCCGCCGAACAACCGCTTGAAGAAGCCGCCAATTTTCTTCAGCCCAGACAGGGCTAACGATCCGAGTTTCTGCATACCCTTTTGAAACAACCCCGACACCAACCCCCCGGGGCCGAGCATGGCCGAGAATCCCCCGGAGAGAATCGAGGACATCGCCCCCTTCGCTCCGAACGTTTTGGTTGTCCACGTCGTGGCGCTATCGTGTAGCCCACCCATCATGCCGTCAAACGACTCCAGGACTGGCCCACTGAGATCTTGAAACAGTTGACGCACATCCATCGTGGTGTTCTTCGTCGGGTCGACCATTACAGACGAGAGCCGACCGAACTCTACTTTGATGCCTTTAATCATGTCCGGCACGAACGACTTGCCGACCACTTTATCCTTCATGTCACTAAAAAATTCAGTCACAGCATCGATCTTGGCTTTCACGCCAGCAACGATCGACGTGAACTTATCGACCAGCCATGTCTTGACCGCTGTAAAGATCGCCTTGGCAATGTCGCTGATGACCGTCTTCGCCGTCGTCCAAAGATCACTCAATACAATCAAGATAGGCTTCACCGCATCAATAACCGGCTGCAACTTGTCGACGATCCAGTCCTTGACGGCGGTCATGAGCGTCGTCACTTCGAGAATGACGCGGTCCTTGAGCGCCACCCAGAGATCACTCATAGCGATGAGCAAATTGACCACGCTTTGCAAGATGCTGCCGTCGTAGAAATCCACGAGCCACGTCTTGACCGCTGTCATGGTCTTAGAGACGATCTGTGTGATGTCGTCGCCCCATGTCACCCAGATAGCTGTAAGTCCGGCGATAGCCGCGACCACAATGCCAATCGGCCCGGTGAGCGCAGCCAGCGCAACGCCAATCGAAGCGAATGGGATCGCCGCAATAGCCGTTGCCATCAGGCCAAAGGCAATCAGCAATGGTGCAGCCGCGACGACGAGTGCGAGAAGACCAGCGACTACACCTTGCACAGGTGTCGGCAGAGCAGCGAATTTATCCGCAAGGAACTGCACGGCCGGAACGACATTCGCTTGCATGAACGCCGTGAGACGTTGCAGCATCGGCATCAGAGCCGTGCCGATGGTGATGCCGACTTCTCTGATTTGACCACTGAGGATCGTAGCTTGACTTGCCAGTGTGGCATAGCGCGTTGCAGCCTCAGCGGCAAGCGCCGTGTTGTCACGCCATGCTTTGTCGGCATTGGCAAGCGTTTCTGGGAGCAAGTCGCCAGCTTGCGCCAAGCTCAAGAAAGACCGAATCACGCGCTCATTCTCAAGTCCCAATGTGCCGAGCGTGGTAAATGCCTTCGCGCCTTCTTGTCCGAGTCCAGATACGAACGCTGTGAAGGCACCTGCCGCATTCTGTTTATACGCGTCTGCGAACTGTTGCGCAGACAGGCCTGCTGTCGCTGCGAACGTCATCAATTCTGGGCCGCCAGTCGCCACAGCCGCAGTCATGGCGTTCAGAACTTTCTGGACCGATGTGCCTCCAGCTTCCGCTTGAACGCCAATCGAAGCCATGGCAGTACCGATGGCAAGAATCTGTGGCTCTGTCAATCCGGCGAGTTGACCAGCGCCTGCGATGCGAACACCAAAGTTCACGATCTCAGGCTCAGTTGCAGCGAAGCTATTGCCGAGCGAGACAATCGTAGATCCGAGTCTCTCGAAATTCTCTTGTGGCATTTGCGTGATATTGGCGAATCGCGCAAGAGCCGTGGCGGCTTCAGTCGAGGTCAAGTCAGTAGCGACCCCAAGATTCGCCATCGCTTTCGTGAACGTGACGATGTTCTCTGTTTCGATGCCGAGTTGTCCGGCAGCAGCACCTATGTTGTTGAGTTCGTTGACTGAAATAGGGATCTCAGTCGCCATCTTGCGAAACGCATCACTTAAAGCTTGAAATTGTGCCTCGGTCGCATCGACAGTCTTTCGCACGCCAGTGAATGACGACTCAAAATCGACAGCCGCCTTAATTGCACCACCACCTATCGCGCCGACAGCAAGCGAGACCGGAAGAAGCGAAGTCCCAAGACTCGTCATCTTCGCTCCGAACTCGCCCACCTTGGTCGAGGCCGTCGCCAATTGCGCGGACATCTGATCGCGCAGCCGTAACGTCGCCTCGATCTCACCGACTGACAGCGCCACTAGCGTCTCCTGTTACGTTGCCGATCGACTCGTCGCTCTTCCCGTAAGCGCCACTCCAACGCCGGCAGATAGTCCACAGGAAAGTCTAGGTACTCGCTGTAGGACCACTGCATCGTTCTCAGGATGCCGACGACAGCTTTCGCTTCTTCGGTGAACGGCGAGGTGACACTTTTTTTTCCTGTTCTCGCTTCGCCACATGCGTCCCGATGACCTCATCGATCGCGTCATACAACGACTCCGGCATCGCACCCACGGTGTCCACGTTGATCTTGATCTTGTTGTCGTTCTCGTCGGTCAGTGACCAGTCCACGAGGTACGCCATCGTGCGGGCAAACGACATCGCCTCGCCGTCTAATCCCATCATTTGTTTGTCGGCATCGTCACGCGTCGGCATCTGCATGCCGGTGATGCCCGCGAATTGTTGCTTGCGTGCTTCGCGCACGGTCAATAGACGTTTAACCTCAATCCAGATCTCGTGCTCTTGCCACACAAGGTCATATCGGTCCGACTCTGGTGTTACCTGAAAGATCGATCCCACACTGCCTCCTGCACCCGCTTGTGGATCTTGGGTTTTGAATTGACCACGACGTGATATCCATCATCGTCCCGCTGAAGTGTCACAGGCGACCACTCCCATTCGACCCCATCGGTGAGACACAGCGAGAGCGTGAGCGGTTCTTGAGCAATCCAAAACTCATTGACGTCACGCAACACGAGCGACACGCGCACGCGATGCACGGGGAGCACTGGCTGTGAAATAAGCGACCAGGACCGAACTGATGCGGCTGGCTGATAGGCCACGCGCAGTGTTCCACCAGCCCCCGTGACGCGCATCCTAGCTCGCTTCAGCCCGCGCTAACGTGCCTGCCGACGCCACGGTCACCGGTGAGTCCAACAACGCGCCCACGCTTCCGCCCATCGGTGCGTAACTCTCGACAATACCGACGAACGAGAAGGCTGGATTCGTGGCGGCGCTGCACGCGTTGACCGCTCGTACTTCCCAGCACGCCGTAGTGCCGACCAGACTAAACAGCGTGGCGTCAACCGCACCCGCTGCGTAGTCCTGATGCAAATTCAGATCAAGACTGTAGTTTTTCAGCCCTGCCTTGTTGACTCGATTGGTGTCGCCCATCGCGGTCTCGTCGAGCATTTCTGCACTGTAATTCAGCGTGACGCTCTCGACATGCGATGAGAGATCCACGCTGTTGACCCACACGAACGCGTCAGTGAAAGCTAGTGTCGCCATTGTTCTCTCCTATTGGATACCCATCCATGCCAAGCCCTTGAATCCATCACCCGCTGACGAGGACACGGTCCACTGCGCACGCCAGAACGGTTCATCTGTTGAACTCGGCCCCACGACGACCGCACCCGGCTCACCAGTCAGGAAGCCCAGCGTCGTGAACGTCACACGAGTCGTCGCCGCTGCCGTGAAGCCCGCCCCACTGGACGACGCTGACTGGATCAGCACTGCCGCCGTGCCCTCCGTCGATCCCACGCCCGTGATATGCAAGCCGCTATAGAGCGACTTGCCAGACTCGACTGCCCCGAGATCGTAGACGGTGCCGTTGTTCTCACCACACGTCGTGAACGTGTCGAGAAAGTCTGACAGTGCTGTCGCCTTCGCCAGCGTCCCGCGCCCTTGCGCCGATACCGTGAAGTCCAGAATCGACCCCACCGCACCACCGACGGTGTACGTATCCACAGCCGCAGGAAAGCCGTAGCCCGATCCTGTGGTCGTCGAGCCTGCGGTCACACCTTCCGCAAACACGGTCACCAGTTCAGTCGTGTCAGCGCCGATGGCTGTGAACAACACCGAGTCGAGCGTGTCAGTGGCGTAATCCACATGCCCAGTGCCATCGAACGATACGGTCTTCAGGCCACCCAGATTGACTCGCTCGGAATCGCCAAAGGCAGTCTGATCGAGCATCTCAGAAGCGTGATTCAGCGTGAGATCAGCCATGTGCGTTTTGAGCCGAAGGCCACCCACCAGCAACTCAGCCCCGTTGTAATGCACTGTCGCCATAGCGATCTCCTCCTACGCAGTTAAGTCCTTCACGAACTCATAGTTCGTGCTGAAGATCTCGCGGTCGTCGTCGTCTCGCTCGATGAACGCTGGAGGTGCAATCGCGAAGGCCCACAGGTAGCGCGTGCTATTGATCGTGATCGGCTTCAGGCCGTCTAGCAGTTTGAAGACGTCGTTGCTTTTCGTCGCGGCCGCATCAAACGTCGTAGCTCTGACAATGACCTGCACCCGCGATCGCTCGATGCCTTGCCCTGCGCTGCTGCTCATTGCATGGATTGAGAACACGCCACCCGTCGGCACAAGAAACACCGCCGCATCAGGCACCGGAAGCATCGGGCCACGAAACAGATCCGTGCCAATCGTGCCGATCCCTTGCGTAGACAGGTAGTCCGTCAGGTCGTTCCCGATCATGTGCCCATCGCCGCTTTCGTCCTCGCCGCGACACGCCCGGCGAACCCAGGCATAGCGGCCGTCACCGCGTTTTCCAGAAATTTCGCTTCGCCGTTCGCGTGTCGGACCCACGTGCGCTCATGTACGGCAGCGGCATAGTCAAGCGGCTGATCCTGAAACTCGCCCGCGTTGTCGCCACCACCGAACCGGATGGCGACACCAGTTTTACGAGTGACGATCCGCCCACTAGCCTTGAGCGCACCGAACTGCACAGGCGTGCGGCGCTTCGCTTCAGTCAGGATCAGCCCAGCCTCAACACGTGCAGCCACCTGCGCAGCCACGCTCGCCTTGAGACCCGCGCTCCGAATGCCCGCCTGCACGGTACGTCGCCCGGTGATCTTCCAGATAGCCATTACTTCAAGTACAACTTCGTGTGATGCATCCCGTGTTGATCAGCATGCTGTTGCACCGAGATGATCGGCGGTGATGTTCTCGACTCCTCCGTTGACCCCATGACACCAGTCGACAGCACTAACTTGTCCAGCACGTTGACGATCGGTGAGGCCCCAAGCCACAGCGTGTGCGACGATACAACTTCCTGCCCGCGTGCATCGCGCACGTTTTTGATGTTCGCACCCAGCCGACAGCGATACGTCACGGCCGCACCGAACGTTGGCTCGCCTTGGCCATCGAATCCTGTCCACGGGGCAATCGTCGCCGTGTGGGCCATTAGGTGATCGAAGCTGGATATTGGACGTACCATCACAGTTCACAGTACCCGTCGGTAAGAACGTAACAACTTCTCCGGTTCGGACTGCGTCTTGTTGCTGTCCGCATCTGCCGATCGATACGTGACCGAGAGATCGCCCACTTGCTCACGCGTCACGTTGTTCGGCTGCGCGGTATACAAATCATGCACACGCATTGCCACGGCCGTCTCGATCGACTTCGGCAACGTGCGACCCGTGCTGGTAGTCTCGCCGGCCGTTGTCGTCGAATAGGGGAACGCCCAGCCCGCCTCGTACTCCACGAGCCACGACGGCGCTTCAGACCCCGGCACCGGGAACGACTCGATATCTTGCCAGCGACCAGCCGTCCACTCGAAGCCCGCGTCACGCTGGATCATGCCGGCATCCGCGTCCAGTCGATACTCACTCGACTGCAGTTCTGATGCGGTGTCGGTGGAACTGGAATCGTAGACGCGCAGCACGTTGCGCACCGGCGTGCGTGACAACAGTAACGCCATGCTGCCGTAGGCCGGAACCAACTCTTGATAGAGTCCGACGCCAATCGGCTGCCCAATGTAATCCTCAGCCCACTGCGACGACGCTTCGATCAGATCGGTGATGCGATTGTAATCATCAGCCGCCGATCCCGTGCTAGTCGCCGTGGCCGTGGTTCCCATCACAGAGCGCACGTACTCCACCGACGTCAGACTGCTCTCGGTTGATGAGGCACAGACGGTGAGCAACACGTCACACCCCTTCTTTGATCTTCTTCAGGATCGCTTCGTGTGGAAGTTCGACGTGTCCCTGCCGTTGACGCAATTCTGATATCTGCGCCCAGTAGCCCGCCTCCTGTAACGCACCATCAAGCAAAGCGACCTGCGCTCGCTGCTCGTGAATCTTCTGCTGCAGCGTGCTCAGGTGCTCCGTCATAGCTGACGGCACCGGGTCCGTATTCTCGATCCAGTGCTTGCATTCGACTGATGCCCCTTCGAGCATTGTGACCCGCTTGCGCCCTTCGTCACGCTGAATGGTCAGCAACTCCTGACGCGAGATCAGTTCGCTGCCGACAATGGGCCATGCCTTCGGCTCCTTCTCATAACCGTAGCGCCACGGGCAGGCCAGCAATGCACACCGCTCAGGCAGTCCCACGTCGATCCCACGACCATGCGCGATGCCGAGCAGGTACTCCACACACGCCTTCTGCCACTCGTACTCAGACCCGACAATCAAATCAATTCCGTAGACCTTGATGACCTCGAACTTCTCTCGTATTGCCAGCGCCACCATGAACGCCACGGTGCTCGTGAAGTAGTCCACGCCAGCCACTTCGATCGCATCTTCAATCGGGAAGCGCACCGACGTCGGATACTCGTCGTGCGTCGTCGTCATGTACACGGGAATCTTGCCGTCACGGAGCCAGCCGAGATGATCAGTCCCCTCGACGTTGCCTTCCTCGAAATAGTAGTGGATGTCGAAGAAGCGATCCGCACGAGGAATGTGACGATAGAGCTGATTCATGCCCCAGATCTCAAAGGTCGGATCATCGAACGGCGCAAGCTCACGCGTCGATGAGGCAAAGCCCACCAGCGCCACCTTCTTGCGCGTGGTGCGCACATCAGCGGTCTGGCGATCGAGAATCTCTACGTGCGCCGCAAGCGGGTGATCGTAGTCGACCCCTTCGGCGCCAGGTGCAACACGCGCGAACTCTTTTTCTGAACTCATCAATGTGGACGACGCCGCACGCGCTTCGACTTCTTCGCGGGAGCGTCCTGGACCATCTTGTCTTTGACCGGCTGGTCGAGGCCGGTGACGATCACAGCGGCTCGCAACGCCACGAGTCGCTGAGCTTCGTCAGGGTTGTCGATATAGATCCGTTCACCCCGCGTGAACAGCGACCCGCCGCCTACGACATAGCGGCGGGTCAGTTCCACGAAGGGCATGCTAGGTCGTCCTCAGCCACTGATCCGTGGACGTGGCTGTCGTGGTGTGTGGCTCTTCGTCAGGCTGACCGAAGGCGATGCCAGCCGCGATCTCGGTGATCTTGACGCCGCCACTC